AAATCAAACTTTTGTCCGTTAATTGTTGTTTTAGCTTCATCAAGTGTTTTAAAAAAAACATCATAGTAATCTTCTTTACCACTAGCAACAATTTGTTTATATACAGTTTCAATTCCTCTTTCGTTATTTAATATTCTTTTTAGAGTAGTATCTCTAAATAATTCTGCTCCAAAAGAAGTAAATTGAGATGCAGTAGTTCTTAAATTATTTAACACTGGTGGTAACGAAGAGTTAGCCATCATAGCTTCCATTCTTTTTAAAATTTCTGCTTGAACACTAGATGCACCATTATTAAATCTCATTCTTCCTATTGCTGAGTAAACTTTACCAAAATCTTTAAGATTTGCTTTTCCTTCCAGTCTTTCAATTAAACCTAGCATTTTAAAAATATCTGCACCTTCATCGGAATCTCTTATTACTGCATTTTCTTTATAGGTTTTTGTTAGGTAGTCATCTAAATTAGAAGTTATTTCTTCTACTTTATTAACACCTGTACCTCGTAAAACTTTTAATTCTTTTGGAGCACCTTTAATTATTACATCAAAAGCAGGGTTATATGTACCATCAGCATTTAAAATTGTTTCATCCATTCTTTTGTATAGATCTGTCCATAAATCATTTTTGATAACATCATATGAATTTCTATTTTTTGTTATTCCATCTTGTATAAGTTTTCCGACTGCATTTCCAAACTCATCAAACCCAGAAAAATCTGCACCCATTTTACCTAAACCTTTTTGAATATCTGTTTTTAAAAGTGATTCAACCATTAAATCTATTCCATTAAGTGTAGCCATTTTTCCAGTTTGCTCAGCAGTTCTAACAACACCAGATCCTATTAAAGCTGTTCTTCCAACATTAGATATAAAATTTACAGCATTATTCTGAGTTAAAAAACCAGGTGTTATATTTGCTTTTTCTATATCCTTAAAAAACGTAGGAGTTCTTTTATTAATATTTGTAATCATTTCTTGTGTTCTTTTTGGGTCTCTTAAAATAGCTGCTTGTTCTGCAGTAATTCCTTCTATTTCAATATCTCCATATTCTTTAGATAATTTTTTGTCACCTTTTGTAGGTTTCTTTTTTGTTAGTTGTTCAATAGCATCATCAGAAAGTTGTTTTCCAGATTGATCTATTTCTCTTAATACTTTAAAAAATTCCTTATCTCTTGCAAGAATTTGAGTAGCTCTTTCAGCACCAGTAATAGTATCGATTGTTCCTTTAGTAATTTTGTTATAAACTTTTGAAAGACCTCCAGCTAATCCAAAACCTAGTATTTCTCCAAAGGCACCTTGAGCTGCACCTCTTGCTACTTCTTTTACAATACTTTCTCTAGGGTCAAATGTTTGTGCAATACCAGCTCCCGTTGCACCACCTATACCTGCACCTGCAGTAGCATATCCAATTTTTTGCATAGTGTTTGAAGATATATTTAACAAAGGTCTAACTAACCTAGCTGTTCTTGCAGCTAAGGCACCAGCCGCAACCAATGATCCTCCACCAGTCACCGGGGCTAATGCAGCTCCAGCTATTCCTCCAGCTATAGATAAACCTACTTCAGAAACTAATCTAAAAAAAGTTGGACTTTTTAAAAAGCTTTCTGTATCTTTATTATATTTTCCTTTTTCAGCATCAGTTAGAATATCTTCTGGTGAAACCATTAATTCTAATTCTTTATCAAAATTAAAATTAGTATTTTGTTCTTTACCTGAAAGATAAGTTTCAATAGCTAAGTTTTCTTTTTGAGTAGGTTCGTTACCCTTAATTCTAAATTTTTGTCCTTGTATAATTACTTCTGCCATACATCCCCTAATTAGCACTCACGTCTATTACATCTCCATCTTTTTTCAAAGATACATCTCCAGCTATATCTAAATAATTTTCAGCTCCTCTTCCAGAAGATTCCATTATTTCCATAGCAGTTGTAAAGTCTGCATTATTATTTTCTGCAATTTTGATAGCATCTGCAAAGTATCCGTCTAAGGCTGCCATTTTACCTTCAAAGGTTGCTTCAGTATCTCCAAGTTGTGGTATTAATTTTGTAATTCTTTTTGCTTCTTGTTCAGATACAGCAGCACCAGAAATTGCTTGAGTTATGAAAGATGTAGCTTGTTGAATTTTACCTTTCATTGATGCATAATTTTTTGAATAGTTTGATCCACCTGCTTTACCTAATGTTGCTCTAATTCTATTTAAATCAGCAAAACCAACTGGTTTTCCTAAATCGTAATAATCTTGTTGTATCTTTGCTAAAATACTTCTTACTCTTTTACCACCTTGGATTTGTTTTATTTGTTCAGCCGAAGGTTTAGATACAACACTAATAGTTCCATCTGCTTTCATTTGTGCAATAGTACCTGATGGTAAATTATAAGCTTTTATTTCTTCTGATGATAAAGTCCTTACACCTTTTCCAGAGCCTTTTGCTTTCTCTACTGATAAAATAGTTGCTGGTAATTTTCCAACACCTTCACCTAATGCAGATAATGCGGGAGCAATACCTTCCCCTTTTGCTTGAAGCAAGGGTGCAGCTAAAGTTGCTGCATAGATTGCTTTCTCTTTTGAAGATAGTGATCCAAGTCCACCAGTATTAAAATGTTTAATAGTTGGTTTTAAACTTTTAAAGTATCTATCTTTAAATAATTTTCTTGTTAATACTTTATCCATAGTTACCTCGGCTGCATCATATTATAAGCTGCATAACCACCCAAAGCAGTTCCAGCTGCTTGTGCTAATGGATTAGAGCCGGGAGCCGTGGTTGCGGTTACAGTACTTTGTGTTGTTGGTAAATTAGTCATGATACCTTTTAAGAATTCAATTCTTTGATAAGGTTCATAAGCTCTTTGTAATTCAGTTTGTCTTTGTGCTTCTAAAGCCTGTTGACCAATTCCTCTTTGCAGAGCACCTGCCTGCATTTGTTGATTTATATCTGCTTGGAACATAGCTTGTTGTTGTAAACCAGCTTGGCCTAATGCTTGACCAGTTGCTAACTGTTGAGCTCTTTGTTGTTGAGCAGCTCCTAATGCAGTTTGAAAACCTTGAGCTTGAGCTTGACCTACTTGAGCTAATCTAGCTCTTTCTAATTCTGCTTGAGCAATACCTTGTCTACCACCACCAAAAGCTCCAGCTCCAACTGCTTGTGCAGATAATTGGTTAGTAGCCATTTGTGCTTGTCTGTTAATTTCATCGGTAACATATGATTGATAAGGATTAAAAAATTGTGATATGTTTGGAGTTTGTTGTCCAGCTTGTAATGAAGCAATACCTTGAGTAACAGTTCCTGCTCCAGCTCCTGTTGTACCAGCTTGAGTTATACCAGCTTGTTCTAGTGGAGTAATTGGTGCAACTTGTATACCAGGTAAGTTAACTGGTGTTTTCGCAAGACCAGCAGCTTCATCATAAAGTGATAGTTTTCTAGCCTCTACTCCCGGTGCTTCTCTAGCAATAGTAGTTTGTGTTCCTGTAGAACTACCACCACCTCCTCCTCCCGAGGATCCTCCTCCAAATATACTCATTTAATTTAACTCCTTTTCAAATTCAACATGTCTTGTTTTATAGCCATACTTCGGCATAATTTTTTTGTATCCAGGTCTCATGTAAGCCTTAATTTTTTTACAACCATTTGTTCTAGCAAAAGATTCTAACATATTAATTAATTTTTCTTCCCATAATTCCATTTTCTTTCCAGTACAAATTAAACCTTGTAATTCTTTAAAATTTGGATTTTCAAATACTCTAGTTGTAGCTAATCCAAATACTTTGTTTTCAACGCCATCTTCAGATCCAAATATTAAAAACAATTGATTGTCTCCAGATAATAATAATTTTTTAATATCATTTGGCTCTGCATATCTACCACTGTAATTTAAAGCTTCATAAATCATAAAATGTACCAAAGGCCATATCTCTTCTATTTGAGAAGGTTGTATAGATATTACCTCTACTCCTTTTTTAATTTTCTTTTGTGTCTGCATTAACTAAATCGTAAACTCTTTTTAATTTTTTTTGTTGATCATAAAAAAAACTTGCTCCAGCTTTTCTCATGCTCTTATAATCTTTTGGGTTACCACCAGATAAAATACCAGCACCAAGCACTGCATCAGCTCTAGATACAAACTCACCGTCAGCTAATTGTGCTAACATAGTGTCTTCATCTTTATCTCCGTTACCAGATCCATCTTCTACATATCCTTCTGCTCTTACATAATTATTCATATCGTTTTCATCATGATCAGATTTAGATGGTAGGTAGTTTACACCACCTTTATTAAATTTTGGTAAAGCTGTAGCTAGGCCACCTTCGTTTGCGTAAAACATATTTGAACCAAACGTGTCGGCTCTTGATGGTCTTATATTTGTTGGAGTTTCAAAAGCACCATCTAATTTTGCTGATTGTTCTTCGTATGCTTTTTTATAATCTTCTTCTGTAAATGCTGGTTTAAAATCTTCTACATCATCACCACCTAATAATGGTAAGACAGATGCTGCAGTAAATGCAGTTGCTAATTTATTATTTTTAGCTTTTTCCATTAATGCTTTTATACCTGTTGGTTCTGCTGCTACACCTTTTTTAGCTGCACCCATAGCACCTTCATTAAAAGCAACTTGTTGTAAAGCAGGTTCTCTAAATTGTGCACCAGCTACTTGTGCATTAGTTAATTGTGGTAATGAAGCCGCTTGTTGAGCTGCAGCTGTTTGTCCAAAACCTAATGACGAAAAAGCTGAACCTTGGCCTATACCCATGTTTGCACCAAACGCAGTTTGGCCTAAAGCATAAGAACCACCGCCAACAATGGCTGCATCTCTTAATGCTCTTTTTGTAGATTTACCTCTAAGTTTTTGTACGCCAAATGTGGCTAATGCTATTGTAAATGGATCCATAGTCTATTTTCCTAATAATAGCATATAGTATCATTTTACTTGTTAGGTTTCAACTCATCAACAAAACGTCCTTCATATTGATGTTCTCCAATATGTATGATTGGGTCATTAATATAGGCATGACATATACCCCCAATATCTTTCCAAAGTTTACAGAATGAAAAATCTTCACCTAAATAAGTTTTTGTTTCTGGGTCGTGAAGCGTATCAAAAAAATTCCACATATGGGGTCTATCTACATATTGACCATTTATAACAGTTTTTTGTACAATACTTTTGTCTGGATATGCTTTAATCATCTTATCAAATACAGATCTTTTAATCATCATACATCCAGTAGGACTATGAGTCACTTCAATAACCCCATCTGTAATTTTAATACTGTTGTCATCATCTACTCTCATTGGGTATGTATTAAATGAACTTTTTAAATCATTTACAGTTTTTATATCTCCACTTTTTATTCTATCCATAGTCTTGTCCCACATAATTGTTTTTAATGGATAGGGTATAGATATTACATCCTTATCTTTTTCAATCATTTTAAAGATAGATTCTGCACTAAAATAAATATCAGAATCTATAAAAAGTAAGTGTGTATAATTTGATTCTAAAAAACCAGCAACACATAGGTTTCTACCTTGAGTTACTAAAGATGATTTTACTAAAGAAAAATTAACCTTAACTTTTTTCTTAAAACATAGTTTTTGAAACTCTAGTAATGCTTGAGCATAGTGAATTGAACATTCACTATGAACTGGAGTTGCTAGAAATATAGATATTGGAGATTGTTCTTCTTGACTAGTTTTAGGTTTCCACATTGGTAAAACTGCTTTTTCTCCTGACTCTGAATTAACTTTAATTTCTTTAAGAGTTTGGTATGTATCTTTATTTACTGTTTCTTTCACTCAAAGCTCCTTTTAAAAAGTTTGTCCATTCTATTCCTTTTTTATTCCAACTATAAAATCTTTTATAAAACTTTTGTTGTTCTTCTAGGTGGTCTTGTATAAAATCTTCATGCAAGTATTCTGCTGCAGTGTTGATAGCATTTCCCGTAGCTATTGCCATACTTTCATAATCAGTTGTATAATTTACATATACTGGCCACTCTGCACAAGTTTCGTATAAAGCTCCAAAATTATTTGTAATTACATGAACTCCAGAAGCCAAAGCCTCAAGAGCCGATGCACAAGATGTCTCTTCAAAAATACTTGGATAAACAAACATATCATAGTTAGGCATTTGTTCTAAAATATATTCGTTAGGTTTATAACCTATGTAATTTACATTAGATAATTTTTCTGCTTGTTCATATAAAGGTTTAAATTGTTCATCGTGAAATTTTGCAAATTCATCTCCATAGACTTGTGAAGAGCTATATACATCTAATATAATATTAGGGTTTTTTATTTCTTGCATAGCACGAAGAACAACATTTAATCCTCTCCATGGTGTGCAATGATGAATAAGTTTTATAGGGTCTCCTTTTTTATAAACTTTTCTCTTTGGAAACTTATCAATACCATTTTTAATTACTACAGATTTTTCTGGTGGAATGTTGTGAAAGTATCTAAACTTTTCATAATTCCAATGACTATTAAAAACATACCAATCATATTCTTTATGTCTTTTTCTATCGCTAAAAAAAGGTTGTAGATTTGGTTGATCCCAAGAATTTTTTTGCCAAAGAATATTTAATTTGTTAGGGTCTAATGGCACTTTACCAGGAATAGACGTACATATTTGTACTTGATCTAAAATTTCTTTTGAAACATGCTTATAAAGCATTTCCATTTGTAATTCGGTTGCACCTCTTGGAAGCATTATTTTTTTGTTGCAGCACCCATTGAAACTTTTGTAACTTTTACCTCAAGGTCTTGTCTAAAGTCTTCTTGAGTTGTATCAGTATTTGGATCTGCTACATCTGCATCAAAATCTGCTTTTGTTGCATAAATTTTTCCAGATCTTTTATGTTTAATTATTTCTTTTGCTTCGGCTGGTATTTTTACTAAATCATCACTCATAAGTTATTTTATACAGATTTTGTTTGATAATGCAATACTAAATTAAAAGATAAAGATATTCTAGGTTTGTCAGTCATACTTGCTTCCACTCCATGTGTAATGTTAGATGGAAAAATTACTAATTGATTTGTATTATTTTTTAAGGACATATAGTTTTGAAACTCCTCACCTTCAAAGCAACTGTGTAAATTTGTAAATTGCTTAGTAAAATCTTCAAAAAAAATATTACCAGAATTTTCTGGTACATCTAAATAATAGACACCAGATAAATTAGCACCGGGATGAGTATGGGATTTGTTATAACTATACTTATAATTTTCATTAATCCAAAAATTATTTAATTCTAGATCAAGTTTTATATTTGATTTTACTTTATATTCTTTTTTAATTAAAATTGCAGACCATTCTAAAATTTGTTTTGCTATTATTTTATCATCTAAATTTTTAGTTTGAAAACCATTTACATTAGATTTATTTGCAAAATTATTATTTGCCTTACATATATTAAGTATATCTTTTATACGAATAGATGTGTCTTCATCATAAAAATTATCATAAATTATAGAATCTTGCCACAAGATTTTTTTCACTAACGCCCCTGACCTTTGTAACGTGTTTGTTTTCTTTGACGTTTCTCATGCTTGTTAAGTCTTTTTTTATGTTGACCAGGACCTCTTTTTTTTGGTTTATCTCTTGGAATAAAATGTGTAAATTTTTGACGAGCCATTAGTTTTTATTTTTGTACCACGCCAATATAACATAACGATATCCTTCTTCAAGTATATCAACCTTATGTTTTTTAGTAGAAGAGAATAAACATATTTTACCAGTCTTTGGTTTTATTTTATATTTTTCTACAGTTGTTTCTCCACCTTTGTAATTATCATTTAGATAAGTTATTGTAGTGTAATCATAATAAATAGTATCATCATGCCAATCATGTGATTCTCCGACTGGCCAAAAAATTAATTCTATATTTTTTAAATATTGATTTGGTCTAATTAGTTTATATTTATTAACAACATTTTGAACTGTTGCGTCATTATGATTTAAATCTAATAAATGAAGACAATGTCTTTTATTAAAAGTTTTTGAAAGACTTGAATTCTCTTTATAAAAATTTACTAAATACTTACAAATGTTTGGGTGTAAAAAATTTTCTATTTCCGTCATTTTTTGCCAATAGCACCAACTATTATTTTTTTATCTTTATATGATGGTTTACTATAATGCATTAAGTTAGATGAGAAAAGGATTAATTTACCTTTAGCTGGTATTGCTTCTTTTGAAATACTATTAAAAACAGTACTTCCATCCGAATCATTTAAATATAAAATAAATGAAAACTTCTCTGTTCTTCTATGATTATGGGCTCTTTGAAAACCCCCTTTAAAATATGAAATATAATGAAGATGAAATATATCTTTATAAAGATTATTTATAGGAACAATTTCTTTTAGAATGTCTTCTGAAAAAATATCTAATATATTATGTGTTTGAAAACCATTATGAGTAGAATGTTCATTAGTTTCAACTCTACCTTTAATTGGATATTTGTTTATAACATCATTTACTTTATCAATTATATTATTATAAATTTTTGTTTCGTAGTATAGCTCTTTAGCCATTCTCTTGAGATCTGTCTATTTGTGCATAACTTATAGCACCTTGAATTTTGTTACTTCCAGTAGCTGCTTGAATTGTGATTGCATCTCCTGCTTCTAAATTTATTCCTTGTGGTGCAGCATTTACTTGAGATTTTGCAGCAACGTCATCTCTAAAAAATTCGTACTCAGCACTTGAATCAGATGAGTCTACTAAATTCATATTAACTAGAATAGCTGATGAACCATCATTGTTAGAACAATAAATACTTTTAATAATTATTGTTGCATTAGAAGGACATGTAAGAGCTGTTGTCTTGCTTGTGTCTGATTGTTTATATCCTTGATTTTTATATCTTATAGTCATGATAAAAAGTAATTAAATGCATCTTGTTCATTTTTTAATTCTTGTTGATAAGAAGTGTTTAACTTATCTTTTAATGTTTGTAAAGATTGAGCAACTTGTCTTTGATTATCTTCAGTATAAACTGGTGTAGGTTCTGGTATAACTATATCTACTCTTGCCATTATCTCATTCCATCTGGTTGAACATCTACTCTAAAAGTACCATATCTCCAATTCTGGTCTGTTGATGTGTTTGCAATTTTTACACTAGCAAATCTAGATCTAGCTCTTGTATCTACTTTTTCTGTAGAACTAGTAATTGTAAAAGGTCCGAGAGGCGAGGAGGTTGCAGTATCACTTGGGTATCTTCTTAAGTTAATTGTAATTTGACAATCACCAGTCAACAACTTAAAGTCTGGAACAAATCTTCTCATACTCATAAACATTTGACCATCACCTCCTTGAGATAAGTCAAAGTCTCCTGATTGTATAAATGCTTCAATTGCAGTCTTAGCACCTTGAAATGATACTTGGTTATTACCAATTTCATGGGCATAGTATCTAGTTGAACCATTAATATTTGTAACACCTTGTACTACTGGAAAACTTGGATTGAAATCTTTGTTAAATTCAGTTGCATAAGGAAAATCATATAAAGTAGAGTCATGCCAAGTAGTTCTTGCAAGAGAACCCGTAGTCCAAGTATTTTCTGTATAGTTATAGGTAACAACTCTATCAATATTTTCAGAACCATCTTTTGCATAAAACCAATTTATTTCTTCGTATAAATGGTTTAGACCTGCATAAACAAGTTCACCAGAATTATAATTAATTCCTAAATTATTTCCTTTTGTGGTAAATACAAAATCTTCAACTAAACATGGTACTGATTTAACTGTACCATCGTATACAAAAAATCCTCCTGCTTGACCCATCCACCAAACTGCTCCATTTACATATTTAATAGAATGTTGACCAATAGCTCCACAATTAGATCCTACTTGCCTTATTGAAAAAGTAAAAGGTGGGCCAACAAACTGCATTACATAAGCAGAAGTGTCCGTTAATATTAAAATATAATCTTTTGCTTTAGCTGCTCCTACTATTTTTACACCAGAGTCTAATCTAAAAGTACCAGCTGTATTAGTAGAAGTAGGTGCATATTCTGAAATATTTTCTTGATCTGAAAATCTTATAAACATTGGGTCATAAGTATTTAATGTTCCAATAGTTGTTTCAGTTCCAAGAATAATTAAATGTCTGTCTCTTTCTGAAACAATAGACATTATTGATTTTGTAGGTGCATTACTTACAACAGTTGCTCTTGTTGATAAACCATTTGGATCTGAGTGAATAGGATCCCATTCAAAAGTTTTACCATTTTTAACTGTTGCTATTAATTTTTCTCCAAAATGATCTAATGACCATGAAGCTGGATCAAGAATAACTGATGAAGATAACGAAGCTTCTCCCCAACCAGTATAGTATTCTACTGAGGATCCGTTTGAGTGTGCAGATCTTGTACCCGCGGTAGCTCTTGTAATACCTGTTAAATCGTTTGATGAGATTCCAGTGTAAGAAATAAATTCAGCTCCAACCTTTATAGTTCCAGATGTAGGAAAACCAGTCACCGAAGTTAAGGTTATTGATGTTCCAGATCCTCCAGTCCCAGCAGTGTCATCCTGTAAGGCTCCATTCAATGTTGATATAACACCAGAAGCTCCACCCCATGAGGCTGTACCCCATCCATATCCAGCACTTTGATTTAAAGGACCAATAGTAATATAAGGATTTACTGTAGCTGCACCACTATTAATTACAGAAGTTCCAGCATTTGCCGCCATCGTAATTGTAAAAGTATCTTGAGTAGGAGCTGTGACTACTTGAAAAGTATTAGTGGTAAAGTCTGCTGCTACATATCCTGCTCCACTAGGAGGAGTTACTGAAGTAAATGTAAATAAATCTCCAGCTACTAAATTGTGTGAAATTAAATTTACCGTAACTGTTGCATCATTATTTACAGTAGTAAATGTTGCTCCAGTTTTTGCACTATCAAGTGGTGTGATGTCATAGAAAGCACCTTCATAATATATAACTAATACTTTATTAGTTCCAATAGCCGCATATCTTCTTCCATCTAAATCTGCCCAAACCAATTGTTCTCTAGCTGCACCTATTAATTCATCGGCTAATATCTCTTGCCATCCACCTATTTTTTCTGGAAGGCCATATCTAAATCTAACATTATCACCGTCAGTCCATTGACCTTCAGCTCCTGTTTCAGTAACCTGTTTATTAAATCCTGGTCTTATTTGTACGTTTGTTAAAGGCATATGGAATTATAACATTTTTAGACCTTTAATTGAAGATCACTAGATTATTTAATATTCAGAGTCAGGTCTATTTCCTGTTTTTGGTTTAGTAATAATTTTTCTAGTTTCTTCATCTAGATTTACAGTAATATCTGTTACTAACTTAATTAAAACATTTGAAAAATGTCTTATAAATTGAGGTTCACAAATTAATTTACCATGCTTATTAATTGCCTGTATTTCTTTTTTATCAAATGTCCACTCTGAATAACCACTTTTTGGGTCCATTATTATTTTCATTATTCTCCTTTATTTTTAGCCATTCCCCAATGTTCTCTTTTATCTTTTACAAAAGATGCATGAGGACCATCTTTATCAACATAGTGTAAAAAAACTTGAGCACACCAATCTCCTTTAAACTCTTCTCTCCAATGTGTTAACTCCATTCCCAAGTAAATAGCTGCATCTCCACTTTCTAAATGTAATGGCTTACCATCCATAAAAATAGGCCAAGTAGTTCCATCAGAAGCAATATTAACTGTAGTGCTTATTTCACAAGAAGGTCTATCTTTGTGTTTAGGTAAATCAGAAAATTTTGTGTACATTCTCCAAAAAGAATAAGTAGGTAATAAATTTATACCAGTTTCTTTTTCCATTAATGTTTTCTTTTGAAGAAGTAAAGATTCCATTATAGGATCTGCGTAAGTAGCAAAATCTGCAACATTATTACTTTGTGCATCATCAAACTCAGAAGTGTTATGTCTATGTCTTAATATAGCATAATCTTTTAATAAACCTATTTCTTCCTTAGTCAGAAAATTTTTTACTATCTTATATTTAAAATCTTGTTTTATTTTCATATTATAAACACCAAGCTACCATAGCATATCTTGTACCCCCTTTGACCACATTAGCCTTATGGGGATATAAAAAATTTGAAGGAAACATAATTGTTCTACCTTTTTTAGGTTCTACCTTTTGTGAATGTTTTTCATCTGGAGAAAACATTTCAAAATAACCATCTTGGTAATCATCATTAATAAATGTTACAATACTTAATGTTCTAGGTATAGCGTTAAAATGATCAACATGAGGTTTATAAAATCCACCTTCTTCATATTTTAAAAGCTGTATATCTTGAACTGGATTTATAGCTAGGTGGGGTACAATAGGTAAATAATGATTTACAATTGCATTATTTAATTTGTTAGCAAAATAATTTGACCAATGTACTAAAGTTAAATTTTTTTGATATTTACTTAATGGAAGTACTAAAGTATTTCTAATTTCTTTATTAACTATTCCTTCTCCTCCGCCCACAAGTGAATCTTCAAAATCAACTTCTTTACATACTCTATAAAATGTATCTAACATTTTTTCAGAAAAGATTTCATCTACTACTTTTACATACTGGCCTAATTCATAAGACTTTACTTGCATGATTTTTTATTCCAAAAATCTAGTTTATATGTATGAAGCATTCTTAAAGGATACAAAAAATTATTAAGCATATTTTTTTTTTCATCCATAGTCGATAATTTCATTTTCCAATTATTTCTTTTAAAAGGTATTACTTGTGCATAAGGCGTACCCTTTTTAAGTGTTGTTTCAAGATTAGGATATTTATCACCATTTAATACTATAGGAAAATTTATTTCTTTATGAAAAGTATCCGTATCTACAATAGCAGGTATAATAGTAAATCTATCATCTGCATTATTTAATGGAGGAACAAATAAACAAGAATAACCAGGGGGTGTTTTTATTATCCAAGGATTAGCAATTTTATAAAATGGTAAATTTTTATTTTTTTCAACATGTGGAGAACCTTCTAATTGTCCTATAGGATGGTTAGATAGATGAGTTCCATCATTAATATTTATACCTTCATGTGCCATATTTTTTTCAATAGGACACCCATAAAAAGAATCTTTAAATTCTTTTCCATTTTTGTCTTTGTTAGTAACATTGTGATGAATAGAAATATCAACTGGTATTGATAAGGAATAACCAAAAGTCAAACTGTCTAATACAGGAATACATCCCTTAATTGTTCTATTGTTTACAGAATGCTCTAGTTTTTTATACCAGTCTGGTATGTTTAATTTAATAGGTTTTGGATAATCTTGTTTTAAATTAAAATATGATTTAGGTGCAATAAACTCAATTTGTTTTTCTAACATAAATTAGTATTACTACTAATTATTTTAAAAATCAAGTTTTACTAGCCAATCTCGTGTATATGTACAAAATCAATAGAATTATCTGAACAATGTTTTTCCCAATTTATAGGATAAGTAAGAGAACTTTTATCAACTGTTGGAAGATAATCTACATATGCTTTTAATCTCACACCAAATTGTTTTGAACTATTACCTTTTAAATAATCATTTGCTCTAGTAGTAAATTGATCAAATTTATTTTGTAAACCAGCTTCATCTGGCATTGTTAATTCTGATTCAAGATCTGTGAAAGTTGCAGCCGACCCATCAATAGTTACCTCTTTTTGATTTGTAACATAACTATTAAAATCACTATCTGAAATATCAATTTCAGTTTTTAAGTGTGAAGCAATATTTGCATCTGCAGCGTCTGCATCAGATTTTGATATT